CTACTAAATAATCTGCTATTACAGGATCACCATCTGAAATAGTAAGTGTTCCTGTTGCTGTAAATTGTGCTACTTGTGCATTACCACAAGGTGTTGCAAAAACTGTTCCTGCGCATCCTGGTGATGCACTAAAATTAACTCCTGCACTAGAAGGTGCTCTAGCGACTACGATTCCTGAACCGCCTGAACCTCCTACTGCACAAAGACCATCACCACCGCCTCCTCCACCAGTGTTTGTACTTGCGTTTTGACCTGGAATACTAGGTGTTCCTCCATTTCCACCGCCACCAGCTCCACCTGATCCAATAGTAGCGTTTGTTCCTCCACCACCTCCTCCAGCATAAGTTACTGCTGAACCTGTAATAGAGTTTGGTGCTCCTGCACCTCCATCACCACCTTTTGATGTTGATCCATTTTGACCAGCAGCAGTTGCTCCACCCCCACCTCCTGCTCCATAAGCAGGTGCACAACTACCTACACCACCAGCATTACCTTCTGGTGGACTATAAGAACCAGCATTACCTGAAGTTGGTGAACATTTTTTTTGAAAATAATGACCTCCAGCAGATCCACCTGTTAAACCTAAATTAAATGGTGCAGGGCCTGCACCACCTCCACCTCCACCACCTGATGAAGATATAGATGAAAAAGATGAAACTGAACCTGATGAACCTTGTCTAAATCCTGGTGTAGTTGTTCCTCCTGCTCCTCCACCACCAACTGTAATTGCATAACTTCCTAAACTTAATTCTTGTGCTGTTCCTTGTAATGGAGAAGGACCATAACCAGAAGTTCTGTAACCTCCTGCTCCGCCTCCACCTGAGTTTCCATTTGATCCACCTCCACCACCACCAGCAACGACTAAATAATCTATATTAACTGTTCTCTTCGGCCACGTGCCTGCTTCTAAATTCTCTAACTGTTCAGCAAGTGTCCACTTGCCTGATGCTTTGTTTAATTCTTTTACGATAACTATTCCTGAACCGCCTGAACCTGATGTTGCTACTGGTGAACTTCCTGGGTGATTTGCTCCACCTCCTCCACCTCCTCCAGTATTAGCTGTTCCTGAACCAGCTGCACTTGCTGCTCCACCACAACTACATCTTGCACCTGCTCCACCACCACCTATTCCACCTGTATTTGCTGTTGGAGTTGAATCTTGTTGTCCTCCTCCACCTCCACCTGCATAAACTCCACAATTAGGTAAACCTGGTCCAAATATTGGAGTTATATCTGATCCTGCACCACCTGCTCCACCATTTGAACTTGTACCTGCTCCACCTGCTGCGGAAGCTCCACCTCCAGCTCCTGCTCCATATTGTGGACTACAAGCTCCTGCAGCTGGTCCACCATTATTTCCTTCTGGTGGTGAATAACCTCCTGCATTACCTGTTCCAAAAGCAGGACTAGATTGAGCTGCTCCTCCACCTGATCCACCTGGATTAGCTGGTGCTGATCCTGGACCAGATACTCCACCATTACCACCTCCTGTAGAACTAATGGATGAAAAAGAAGAAGGGCTTCCTGAAGAACCTGCTGATCCACCAGCTCCTATTGTAATTGGATATGTTGTTGCTCCAGAAACTGAAAAAGATGAACAAGTTCTTAAACCTCCTGCTCCACCTCCTCCTTTACTAACATACTGTGAAGTTCCTCCACCTCCACCTCCTCCAGCAACAACTAAAGCTTGAACAACTCTAGTTCCTGTTTGAGTAGTTAAACATCCTGATGAAGTTTTGGTTGTAACTGTGCATTTACCAAAACTGGTTTGGTTGACTGGTCCTATAATTCCGCCATTTGCCATAGCTGCTTAGAACCTCCTTATGAAATATCTTCGTACGATATTGTGATAGTTAAATCGCCGTTCGCACTTGCGCCAGCTTCAATGTTATCACCTTCTTCTAAATAGAATCCTGAATTTTTATCAATTAAAGATAAGGATGCATCTGCTGGTACAGAAATAGTACTTGCAATTGCAATAGGAGATCCACCTGATTTAGTGATGAACACAGAAACATCAGCAGCGTTAGTGCCATCAATGTTAGCGACTGTGATTGAATTAATTTTGTAAACGCTTCCAGTAGGAACCGCAGAAATAATTTCTGTAGTAAGTGTAGTAGTAAGAGCGGCTTGTACCGACTTACCATAAATCGTTGTGACGTTTACTATATTTGGATTTGCCATATTTTAATCTCCTGTTATATTTTATCCGAAAACTATTGCCATTGCAATAGCTTTTCCTGTTGAAACTCCTGAGTTTGCCTGGAAAGTAGGAGTAGCCCCTGTTCCATTAGATGTTAATATATATCCAGCTGTTGTATTAGTAATAGCACCAAAAGACCCATTATCATTAAATTGTACCTGATAATTAGATCCGCCTGGAGTATTAACTGTGTCAGTAACAGCTTCTATAACTTCGTCACTACCATCTACATAAATAATAGATTTAGCACCAGCGGCTACTGTTGCATTAGCTGCTCCTGCGCCCGCAGTAAATACTGCAGTGGTACTCATTGTATTATTTACAAGATATTGTTTTTCAATGTTAGGAACTGTAATCGTTGGAACAGAACTTGGAGTTCCTGATAAAACTAATATACCAGCTCTACCTGCTTCTTGTGTGTAAGTAGTAGTATCTGAATTAGTTGAAAAAGCTAAAGTAGTTGAACCTGTGATGGTAAGTTCTGCAATACCATCCATTGCAAAATCAATTCTTTGAATATTTACGTTTGTCTTATAACCCCACGTGCCGGAATCTTCTCCGGTTGCCATTAGGATAAGACCTAAATTTGAAAATGTACTAGCCATATATTCTCCGTATTATCATTTTTTTATAGTGGTGTCCACGTTTGCGTGCTTCCAGTAGTGATAGGGGTCCAAGTCTCAGATGCCCCTGTTGTAATGGCAGTCCACGTTTGATTGGCACCAGGAATTATTGGTTGCCAAACTGTAATAGTAAGGCTACCTGAGCCTAAAGTCAAGTTATTACCTGTAACTTGTATATTTTGTTCTGTACTAAAAGAAAGGGTTCCTACTTGGGTATTTATCTGAGATCCGGTTACATAGTACCTAGATTCTATATTAACAGTGCCAGTTTGAACCTGAATAGCGGATCCTGTAGCTTCTGCTATAGCTTTGGCCACCACAGCTGCAGTTCCTGTATTGATATTTAAATCACTTCCAGTAACCTCAAAATTAGCATCTAGTTTAAATCCAACAGTTCCTACTTGTGTAGATATTTGTGGACCGGGATCTAATCTAACTACAGTAGGTAATGCAACAGTAACTTGGCCAGTTGCTAATTGAATACCAGATCCTGTTACGTTAAATTGATTATCTAATTTAAAGCTTACTGTTCCTACTTGTGTAGAGATTTGACTTCCATTAACTGCTTCTGTGTATCCATCTGCAGAAATACTTGGTGAACTAATTAAAATTTGTAATTGATTAGTAGTAAGATCAACACTTCCTTTTGCAGAAATAATTGCATTACTTACCGTTAAAGTTAAATCACTTCCAGTGACATCAACTTTTGCATCACCAGAAAAAGTAATTTCTCCAACTTGACTTTGTAAATTATTTCCATCCGCTAATACTTTTGCATTAGCTACAATAGATACAGTTCCAGAATTTAATGAAAGAGCATCAATAGCAACAGGACTATTCCAAGCACCTTGACCAAAAGCTGCTCTACCCCATCCAGATTGAATTCCTACAGGAACGATTGCATCTGTGGCTTGTTCGCCCCAACTACCTGCTCCAAAATATAAATCGCCCCAAGCTTTATTAGCCATAATTTTGTTATGGCAAAATTACTATGATAATCTCAAAATAGCACTTGTAGAATTTGCATCTGGAAACTGAATAGTAAAATCACCGTTCGTTGAAGTTTTATCTCCACCAAAATCTAGAACAACAACTGCTTTTTGAGATTGAGAAGTATTATAAATCAAAGCAGCGGAAGCTGTAATTGTTGCGGTAGTAAATGTAACGTCTGAGAAATCAACAAACGCAATATTCTGTGCAACGCTGCAAGCTGTGTTTGTTAATGCTGCACCACCAGCTGTATAGCCAGTTCCAGAAGCTTCATTACTTGTTGTGTAGACAGTAGTTCCAGTAGCAGTAAATCCAGTTACAGTTGAATACAAAGATAAATAAAATGTATCTCCTGCAGATGTGCTAAAATTATGAGTTCCTAAAAATAGTTCGTTTTTAAAACTATCCGGTACTATATTTGCCATATTGTTCTCCTACTTTGAAGGGTCAACAGATTGTAATGGAACGCGGACGACCCCATCCACGTATTCATCTCTTCTTCTTCTACCTGTTTGTTCAACACCAAACGACTCTCTAGCAGTTTGATAAGATTGTTCATATAACTGTATCATATCTGCCGGACCTTTCAAGTATTTATATGCTTCTGTTAAACATCCATATAAAAGAAGGTCTTCTGCATAAGTAGATACATAACTAGTGCTAGTGGCACTACTAGAAATACTAGCAGGTTGTGCATAATATGCCATTGTAATATTATAATTAGTATCTGGAGTAGGTGCTACCACCCAAGTTACTTCATCCCAGTTAGCATAATATCTTGGAGTTCCATAAGTAGTCGATGGAGTAGGATCAAACTCAGCCATAAAAGAAGTGTCTTTTTGTTCTAAATAAGTTTGTTCTCCTCCACTAGTAATTTGAACATAACGAATATTTCTTAAATTAGCAGGGACTGTTACATATCTATTTCCTGTGCTCATCGCTGCAGTTGCATAAGCTCTAAAAGAATCAATATTTAATTCTCTATAAATTCTATTTTCTGTATTAACAGTAATTTGTGCTACTGTAGAATCAGATAGACCATTGCTATCTACTTCTGTATAATTTCTAATTTGATCTCTTAATTGTCCGTAGTTCATATTAAGCCTTATCGTTCATTGGTCCTGCAAATACTTGCGAACCTCCTCCAATTGCGTTTCCTGTTGCTGAGGAAACTAAATTAAATGTATAACTATTTTGTACTGTAATAGTAGAAGGAACTCCCGGATTAGGAATTACACTACTTACCATTGTAATAGAAAATCCACCATATACAGTGGATCCTGCTTCGTGGGCAGTTGCTATCGTGTTTCCTAAACTGATCCCTCTAGTCAATGAATTAGTACCTCTTACACATCCTGTCAATACATTAGAACTATTTCCTGTATAGCTTATTACTTCATTTTCAAAACGAAGAGTAACAGGATTTAATTTTTCAATCATAATATATCCTGAAGTAGGAAATTGAGAAGAGTCTGTTAATGTAATAGTGGTAGTAGTTGCATCTATAGTAGATGCTAATGTAGTTAATAATTGAATATTACTTGGTTCTACTCCGCCAATATTATTTGGTATTCCATTAAATCTAACAAAATCTCCAGTTACTCTTCCACTATAAGGTTCATTAACTGTTACTGTAGTAGATCCGGAAGTTACTACAAAAGGATCTTCTGGTAATAAATCTGCTGTAGGTGGTTCTGTTCTTTGTGGTCTTGCAAACTGTAATCCTTCTGGATCTGCACCAACTGGTTTTGGTTCTAGTTGTGGATGCTTAGGTTCGTATTCTGAATAATGCACAAAAGCACCATTCCATTCAAATACCATTTCTTTATAAGGAAATGCCATTCCTGAACGGTCTGATATTGCTAATGATCTTTTTCCTTTAGCAAAAGTTGACATTATATATCTCTTGGTTCTGAAGGTAATGATTTATCCATTAGTCCTTCTACTTGTTTTAATTTTGCAAAATCTTCTAATTTCATATTAATTTCATCTGCATTTGCATCTGTTGGATCTATAACACTAAAAACAACAGACATAGGTAAACTCATTAATTTTGAAAGTCCTTTTTTAGCCAAATCTGTTAAATTACCAGTCCTTGCTTGCAAAGTTTTAAAAAAATCTAATTTTTGATTTTTTAATAAATTTTCATCTATAATAACTTCTCCAGGTAATCTTACATTTTTTATTTTAGATAAAGCTTTAGCTTTATCAAATTCTTCTTTTGTTAAATCTAAATAATTAACTTTACCACTTAATGTTCCTTTTTTTTGAGCATACCATTTTGCATCATCAACATTGGTTGTAAAATATTTTCCACGATCAGAATATTTAATTTGATCCTCTAAAGGAATATTTTCAGTTCCTCTATATACTCTAATAATATCTTCAATTCCTGCCATTATACTCCATCTCCATAAAATGTTTGTGGTGAAATATAAGTAGATGTTCTTTGACCATCTTCTTCCAAAGCTCTTTTTAATTCATCTTCATATAATAAACGTAATGATTCTGTTCGTTCTGGAGAATGTTTAATACTTAAATAATAAGCAAGTCCAGAAACCATTGCAGGAATAAAACGATATACTACATCTGCTGTATTTGTGTAGGCACCTGCATCTTGAATTCTAGCTACATAATAAAATTTAAATTGATAATTAGATCCTGAAAATCCAGCACTAGGTGTTTGATATAAATAGATACTTGGATTTACAGTTCGTTGAACATAATATTGTGAAGGTGTTCCTTGTGATAATTTATTAGGAATCGCTGCATATGCAGAACGATCTATTTTAGATAAGGAAGTATCATTGGGTGCAGAAGAAACAGTATTATTTCTAACATAAGCTTCTAATACATCATTAATATCATTAGGAAAATTAGTAGGATCACTTGCATAATTATATTCTGCTTGGCCTTGTACTAAAGGAACAGTTGCCTGTTTTACTTCCCATAGATGAACGCCTCTATTTCCCCATTCAGAAAATAAAATATTTAAAGAACGTCTGGCACTTTTTAAGTGATAACCAGTTCGGCTTCCACCAACACCGGATCTTTCATAAGCTTCTTCTATAACTTCATCTATTTCTAGATTGAATGATGTAGTACCAGAGGTAGCCATCTACCCTCCTATTTATCTAAAAATAAGGTTACAGTAACATTAGATAAAGAAGTTACACCAACACCGTCTTTATATAAAACTCCATCTTCTGGTAGATTTAATGTTTCTGTTTGTCCTGCTCCTACTTGAACTGTCATATACACTCCAGTAGTAGTAGACGCACTCGCTTGTGTTGAATTAACTAAAGTATTAATAACAGCACTTCCAGAAGCACCAGTAGACTGAACAGCATAAGCTCTTACTCTAGTTCTACCTGTGAATGCTGGACCGTCTGCCGTTAGTACTATCGGTTTTACATCTGATTTCATTGCCATAAATTTTTCTCCTTATAATTTATATGGGGCCGAAGCCCCACATTAAATTATTTATTAGTTAGATTCTTTACCGTCATCTTTTACATAGTAGTAAATGATTCCAGTAATTGTTCCACCTGTTGCTGCTGAAGCACCTTTTCCACCAACGATTTTAATAATCTCAGTAGCAGGT